TTGCAGGGCCGCAAGGTGGACCCGACCTTTTATCCGGTCATTTACAGCGCGCCGGACAACGCGGACTGGACAAAAGAAATCTTATGGAAAAAGGTCAACCCATCCCTCGGGATCACCGTGGATATTGAAAAACTGCGGGTGGCCTTTGAAAACGCTCGCCAGAATCCTGCCGAGGAAAACCTATTCCGGCAGCTCCGCTTGAACCAATGGGTCAAGCAATCGGTACGCTGGATGCCAATGGAAAAGTGGGATAAATGCGCGTTCCCCATCGATGCGGACAGCCTACGCGGACGCATCTGCTATGGAGGCCTCGACCTGTCCAGCACCACCGATATCACGGCCTTTGTTCTGGTTTTCCCTCCGCTGGATGAAAACGACAAATATCAAATACTGCCTTTCTTCTGGATTCCGGAGGATAACCTCGACCTGCGGGTGCGGCGCGATCATGTGCCATATGACATTTGGGAACGGCAGGGCTATTTAAAGACCACGGAGGGCAACGTGGTGCATTATGGCTTCATCGAGAGCTTTATTGAGGAGCTTGGGGTGAAGTACAACATTAAGGAAATCGCTTTCGACCGCTGGGGTGCCGTGCAGATGGTGCAGAACCTTGAAGGTTTAGGCTTCACCGTCGTGCCGTTCGGTCAGGGCTTTAAAGATATGTCGCCCCCGACGAAGGAACTCATGAAACTTACGCTGGAAGAAAAAATTGCTCACGGCGGGCATCCCGCGCTTCGGTGGATGATGGACAACATCTTCATCAAGACGGATCCGGCAGGTAATGTGAAACCGGATAAAGAGAAATCCACGGAAAAAATCGACGGCGCGGTGGCGACTATCATGGCGCTGGACCGTGCGCTGCGGCATGGCGGCGACGGTGATGGCGCTTCAATTTACGATGAGAGGGGGTTGTTGATTTTATGAGCGTGTTTTCCCGATTGTTCCGGTCTCGAGATAAACCGAAGAACCGGCTTGGCAGTGCAGTCAGTTTTTTGTTCGGCGGCACGACCAGCGGCAAGTCCGTGAACGAACGGACGGCCATGCAGACCACGGCAGTATATGCCTGCGTCCGGATATTGGCCGAGGCAATCGCGGGGCTGCCGCTCCATATTTACCAATACAAAGCGGATGGCGGTAAGGAGAAGGTTATCAGCCATCCGCTTTACTATTTGCTCCACGACGAGCCGAATCCCGAGATGACTTCCTTTGCGTTTCGAGAAACGCTGATGAACCATCTCCTTATTTGGGGCAATGCCTATGCGCAGATCATCCGAGACGGGCGCGGGCGCGTGCTCGCCCTTTACCCCTTGCTGCCCAACAAGATGGATGTGGATAGGGCGCAAAACGGCGAGCTGTATTACATCTACCGGCGCGACACGGAGGAAAACCGCCTCGATCCGCGCGGCGGCATGGTAACCCTTCGCCGGGACGAGGTATTGCACATCCCCGGCCTCGGCTTCGACGGATTGATTGGCTATTCGCCTATCGCTATGGCGAAAAACGCCATCGGCATGGCGCTGGCCACGGAAGAATACGGCGCGTCCTTCTTCGCCAATGGTGCGAACCCCGGCGGAGTTTTGGAGCATCCCGGGGTGGTTAAAGACCCGCAGCGCGTGAAGGACAGCTGGAACAGTGTTTATCAGGGCAGCGCCAATGCCCATCGCATTGCCGTTTTGGAAGAAGGAATGAAGTTCCAAGCCATCGGCATCCCTCCAGAACAAGCGCAATTTTTGGAAACAAGGAAGTTTCAAATCAATGAAATTGCCCGCATTTTCCGCGTACCGCCTCATATGGTGGCCGATCTGGATAAATCCAGCTTTTCGAATATCGAGCAGCAATCACTGGAATTCGTCAAGTATACGCTTGATCCGTGGGTGACGCGTTGGGAACAGGCCTTGCAGCAATCACTTCTCCTGCCCTCGGAAAAATCTCGTTATTTTGTGAAGTTCAATGTGGACGGATTGCTGCGTGGCGATTACGCAAGCCGAATGAGCGGTTATGCCACTGCCCGACAAAACGGGTGGATGAGCGCAAATGACATTCGAGAACTGGAGAACATGAACCGGATTCCGGAGGAGCTGGGAGGTGATCTGTACCTGATCAACGGCAACATGACCAAGCTCGCGGACGCAGGCATTTTTTCTGGTCAAAGCAAAACGGAAACGGAGGAATTAAACAATGGGCAAAACAAGTAACGCAAGCCCTCCTCGCCGCTTTTGGAATTGGGTGCGGAATGAGGACGGCAGCCGTACACTCTACCTCGACGGCGCTATCGCCGAGGAGAGCTGGCTGGGCGATGAAATCACGCCTAAACAATTCAAGGATGAACTGCAAAGCGGCGAAGGCGACGTCACCATCTGGCTTAACAGCCCGGGCGGTGACGTTTTTGCTGCCGCTCAAATCTACAACATGCTGATGGACTACCCCGGGAACGTAATCATAAAAATTGACGGCATTGCGGCCAGCGCCGCATCGGTCATCGCTATGGCTGGTGGTGAGGTATATATGTCGCCGGTTTCCATGATGATGATCCATAACCCGGCCACCATTGCCATCGGCGATTCCGAGGAGATGGCAAAAGCCATCGCCATGCTCAATGAGGTCAAGGAATCCATCATCAACGCGTATGAGTTGAAAACAGGTCTTTCCCGGGCGCGCATCTCCCACATGATGGACGCGGAAAGCTGGATGAACGCCAACAAGGCGATTGAACTCGGCTTTGCCGACGACCTCCTGTTCACGGAGAGTGATGCGCCGCCTGCCGAATTTGACCTATCGGCCAGTATGATCTTCAGCCGACAGGCGGTCACCAATTCCATCCTGCGAAAACTCACACGACAACAAAAACCCACAGGCACACCGGTCGAGTCGCTGCAAAAGCGGCTCGATTTGCTTAAGCCCTAAATTTTGAAGGAGGAAATGACAATGAACAAAATCTTAGAACTGCGCGAAAAGCGCGCAAAGGTATGGGAAGACGCCAAGGCCCTTTTGGATTCCAAGCGGGGCGGCGACGGGCTTCTGTCCGCAGAGGACACGGCGGCTTATGAAAAAATGGAAGCCGACGTGGTGGCGCTGGGCAAGGAAATCGAACGGCTGGAGCGTCAGGCTGCCATCGACTTGGAGCTTTCTCAGCCGACCAACACCCCTATCACCAACAAGCCCACGACTACCGGTGAGGTTAAGACCGGCAGGGCGACGGACGAGTACAGGCAGGCCTTCTGGAAGGCTATGCGCAACAAACACAGCTTCGACGTGCAGAACGCCTTGCAGATCGGTACCGATACCGAGGGCGGCTATCTGGTGCCGGACGAATTCGAGCGGACCCTGATCCAATCCTTGGAGGAGGCCAACGTTCTGCGCACCCTCTGCAATATCATCAGCACCAGCTACGGTGATCGGAAAATCCCCGTGGTTGCAACCAAAGGCACGGCTTCGTGGGTGGATGAAGAAGGCGCGATTCCCGAGAGCGACGACAGCTTCGGACAGGTGACCCTCAATGCATACAAGGTTGCGACGATGCTCAAGGTGTCGGATGAGCTGCTCAATGACGCTTTCTTCAATTTGGAAAGCTACATCGCCGCACAGTTTGCGCGTCGCGTGGGCGCTGCTGAAGAAGAGGCTTTTCTTACGGGCGACGGTGTGGGCAAACCGACCGGCATTCTCCATACGACCGGAGGCGCGCAGGTCGGCGTTACGTCGGCAAGCGCAACCGCAATCACTGCGGATGAGCTGATCGATCTGATCTACTCCTTAAGATCGCCCTACCGCAGGAACGCTGTGCTGATCATGAACGACAGCACCATCAAGACGATCCGTAAGCTCAAGGATAGCCAGGGGCAGTATCTGTGGCAGCCTTCGCTTGTGGCGGGCACGCCCGACACCATTCTCGGCAAGAGGGTCATTACCTCCGAGTTTATGCCCGAAGTGGCGGCCAGCAACAAGACCGTCATCTTCGGCGATCTCAGCTATTACTGGATCGCAGACCGTCAGGGCAGAACCTTCAAACGCCTCAACGAGCTGTTCGCGGCAACGGGACAGGTCGGATTTCTCGCTTCTCAGCGCTTGGACGGCAAGCTGACGCTGCCCGAGGCGATCAAGGTGCTGCAGCAGAAAGCATCGTAATCGGAGGTGGACGGCGTGGATGAACTGCTCGAAAAAGTCAAAGCGAATCTTATTTTGGAACACGGCGCGGATGATGACCTATTACGGGGATTTATCCGCGCCGCTGTTTCCTACGCCGAAAGCTATCAGCATATTGCTGAGGGCTTTTATGCCGAACACGCCATGCCGCCTACCACCGAGCAGGCCGTGATTATGCTGTCGTCCCACTTTTACGAGAGTCGGGACGGCAGCACGGGCGGCTTTTTTTCTAATAGCGTGGAGGCCGGGCAGCAGGTTTGGAATACGGTCAATATGCTCCTGCGGCTCGACCGGAATTGGAAGGTGTGAGACATGAGCTTTGGGAAAATGAACACCTTCGTGGATATCGTTTCAACCCAGCCCGTCAAAGACAGCGAGGGATTCGCCATAAAAGGCGATACCGTGCTGGCAAGCATCCGGGCGTATAAAGAGGACCGGCACGGCAGCGAAAGCTGGGCGAACAGGGCGGCGTTTTCAAAAGCGTCCGCCCTGTTTCGTTTCCGAAAAATACCCGGCCTTGAGATCACGACTTCCCTCGTGCTGGTTTGTGCGGACGGCAGGTACAACATTGTCAGCGTCGAGGATGTTAAGGGACGCGGTATGTACATCGAGGCGCTCGCCGAGAAGGAGGTGACGGCCAGTGGCAAAGGTTGATGTGAAAATGCCCGAAGAGTTTCTTCTGAAGATTTCCCGTCTGGGCGAGAAAACCGACGAGATCATCCCCCGGGTGCTGGAAACGGGCGGCGAGGTTGTGCTGGATAAAGTGAAATCCAACCTGCAATCGGTCGTAGGAAGCGGCACCAAATATGAGTCGCGCGCGACCGGCGAACTGGCTGGTGCCTTGGGGCTTTCTCCCGTTTTGCAGGACAGGGATGGCAATCACAATATTAAGATCGGCTTTTCCGAGCCTCGACGGGATGGAGAAAGCAACGCCAAGATCGCCAACATCATCGAGTACGGCAAATCCGGGCAGCCAGCTAAGCCATTTCTGAAACCGGCGAAATCAGCCACGAAAAAAACCTGCGCTGAGGCAATGAAGGCGAAACTGGAACAGGAGCTGGGTCAGATATGAGTTTGCTTTCAGATTTGAATACTGTCTTGGAAATTCCGGGGCTTCCCATCGAAACCGGCGTGTTCAGCGGAGTGCCGCCTGACGAGTATCTCGTCATCACGCCGATGGTGGATATCTTCGAACTCTTTGCCGACAACCGCCCTCACCACGAGGTACAAGAGGCGCGGTTGTCTTTGTTTTCCAAGGGCAACTACACTGCCCGCAAAAATCAGGTGGTGGAGGCGCTGCTGGATGCGGACTTCACCATCACAGATCGCCGGTATATCGGCCACGAGGATGATACCGGTTTTCACCATTATGCCATCGACGTGGCAAAAGAGTACGAGTTAAAGGAGGAATGAGATATGGCAACGATAGGCCTTGACAGGCTGTATTATGCCAAAATTACCGAAGGCGAGAACGGCGATGAAACCTACGCGACCCCGGTTTCGCTGGCCAAGGCGATGACGGCAGAGCTTTCCGTGGAATTAGCCGAAGCGACGCTTTATGCTGACGACGGCGCAGCGGAGATCGTCAAAGAATTTCAATCAGGAACGTTGTCGCTGGGCGTTGATGACATCGGGGTCATCGCTGCTGAGGATTTAACGGGCGCGAAGATCGACGACAACAAGGTGCTGATCTCGGCCAGCGAGGATGGCGGCACGCCGGTCGCCATTGGCTTCCGTGCGAAAAAGGCGAACGGCAAATACCGCTATTTTTGGTTGTACAGGGTTAAATTCGGCGTTCCGGCGACCAACCTCGCCACCAAGGGCGAGAGCATTACCTTTTCCACCCCTACCATCGAGGGTACGGTATTACGCCGCAATAAACTCGATGGCCAAGGCAACCACCCGTGGAAAGCGGAAGTTAGCGAGGATGATACCGGCGTTGCGGCAGCCACTATAACCGGCTGGTACACGCAGGTGTATGAACCGGTCTTTGCTGTGGAAGGAGGCGGTACATGATGTCGGATACGGACCGGAGCGCCGTCATCAAGATCGGCGGCGAGGAATTTGAGATGGTGTTGACCACGCGTGCCACCAAAGAGATTGCCAAGCGATATGGTGGTCTTGAAAATCTTGGGGATAAGCTGATGAAATCCGAAAATTTCGAGATGGCACTCGATGAAATTGTGTGGCTTATCACACTACTGGCCAACCAGAGTATCCTGATCCACAATCTGAAAGAGAAGAATGCTCCTAAGGATTTGCTAACCGAGGAGGCGGTCGAGCTTCTCACCTCCCCGTTGGATCTTGCCACTTACAAAAACGCCATCACTGAGGCCATGTTCAAAGGCACCAAGCGTGATGTGGTCGGTGAGGACAACTCAAAAAACGCCGAGGTCGAGTGAGCGACGCTGAGTTGTTCACTCGATTGCTTTACTATGGGACGGTACACCTGAACCGTTCCGAAGAAGAAACGTGGCTGACGCCCCTTGGCCTGCTGCTGGATTTGTGGGAGTGCCATTGCCAGTTTCTCGGAATGTCTAAGCCCAAGCGGGAGATGTTCATAGACGACGTGATTCCGGAGGGCATATAAGGCGCAAACATGGAACAGCCAGCGGTGTGTTTTTCATCTTGGCTGTTCTTTGTTTGCCATTTTCTGATGAAAGGGGGCGGTACGTTTGGCAGATGATTTTGGTCTGAAGATTGGCGTTGAGGGCGAAAAAGAGTTTAAAAATGCCCTGCGCGACATCAACCAGAGCTTCAAGGTGTTAGCTTCCGAGATGAATCTGGTGTCCTCGCAGTTTGATAAAAACGATAAGTCCATACAGTCGCTGGCGGCGCGGAATCAGGTTCTCAATAAGGAAATCGACGCGCAGAAGGACAAGATTACCACGCTTCAGGCTGCTTTGCAAAACGCCACCGACTCCTTTGGCGAAAACGACAAACGGACACAGGCGTGGGCGGTCCAGCTTAACAATGCCAAAGCCGAACTCAATGGCATGGAGCGGGAGCTCTCCGCAAATGAGAAGGCGCTCGACGATATGGGCGAGGAAGAAGCTGACGCTGCCAAGGAAACAGACAAACTCGGCGACGAACTGAAAGAGACGGGCGACGAAGCCGAGAAGTCCGGCGGCAAGTTCGAGAAGCTGGGCGGCGTCCTTAAGGGCATTGGCGCGGCGATGGGTGCAGTGGCCGTGGCTGCCGGAGCAGCCGCCGTTAAACTCGCCAAAGAGGTAATCTCTGCTTACGCGGATTACGAGCAACTTGTCGGCGGCGTCGATACGCTATTCGGCGAAGCATCACAGACTGTACAGGGTTATGCCGAAAACGCCTTCAAGACCGCCGGTATGTCCGCAAACGAATATATGGAGACCGTCACGGGGTTCTCCGCAAGCCTTATCCAGTCCCTTGGCGGCGACACCGCAAAAGCAGCGCAGGTCGCGGACATGGCCATCACAGATATGGCCGATAACGCCAACAAAATGGGTACGGACATCTCGTCGATACAAACCGCCTATCAAGGATTCGCCAAGCAGAACTACACGATGCTCGACAACCTGAAACTGGGCTACGGCGGTACAAAGTCTGAAATGGAGCGGCTACTCGTCGACGCTGAGAAGTTTTCAGGCATTAAATACGACATCTCCTCCTATGCGGACGTCGCCGAGGCAATCCACGTTATCCAGACGGAAATGGGCATCACAGGGACGACCGCCAAGGAAGCCACAGAAACGATAAGCGGCTCAGTGGCGGGTATGCAGTCGGCTATCTCTAATCTGATGGCGGGTCTGGGCAACGCTAACGCGGACGTCGGTCTCCTGATTGGCAACGTGGTGGAGGCGTTCCAAAACGTCGT